GCTAGCCACACTCACACACAAATTATTCGTAATAATTTAAGATGACACAGAGAAAGGGACAAAGTCCCTAACCTTAGCCAAAGGTAACCTCATCTTTCGACACATATTGGTTGGCTGTAGCAACAGCACTACCATTATCGAAGAGTAAAACCTCAAGGTCCAAAGGCGAGTCCATACCTTGAGACTTACCACCTACAGGTAGAAAGGACTCTTTGCCCTCTGGTAATGTAAATACAATGAAGTCGCCTTTAGGACCGGCAACGATTTTACCAGAGATAGCGTTAATGCTTGCAGCATACTCAGACATAGTGATTTGTTCTTTAATAGATAATAACATAGCGTTTAGGGATTTTAGTTTCCCGCAAAAAGTAATTGTAAAGTGACAAGCAAAGGCGGGTACTTTGAATGCCGTAATATAGGTGGGGTCGTTGATTGTGCTGGTTCTCACTCTCAAAGACACACCACAAAAAATTTTTTTTGGTTTTTTATTTTTTATCACAATTTTTTTGTATGTTTGCAGAGCAACATTATCACCCTACGGTAACCAAAAATAGGGAAAGACATCGGATTGTAGGGCCAAATAGGTCTAGAGTTTTCTCCGGTAGTTGCAAAAAGAACGAGCGTATAAGCTTTAGTTAGGGTACAATTAGCACACAGGTAAGTGCGGTGAATTAACACCAGTTTTAGTATCCTTGGGTCCCGTAATAAGGAGCACTGCTAGAGTGAAATCCAAGTTTGAAAAAGAATCTCTAAGGGGGAGAACTATATTTAATTTAAAACAAAACTTATGTTAGGATTAGGCACATCAATTAGTCAAGCAGGTAGTAGTTATAAAGTTGAAGACGTTTGGGCTACAAATTTTTTAAATTTTGATGGTGTTAATGATAAAGCACAATTAGCTCTTACTGAAAGTATACGTACTCAGCTTTCTGGTACTGATGACTCTACAAATGATTTACAAAATAATATAACTATATCTATGTGGGTAAAACCTACTTGGCAATTTGATCCAGGTGGTGCAAACTTTATAGGGTTTTTTGCGTTAGGTTCTGACAGTGATCTTCATGAAAATATTAGATTATATCATCATCTAGAACTAGGTGACGGTACTTATCAAAATAGACTTGTTGGTGAAGCTAGAACTAGTACATCATCTAATTTAAGAGATACAGATGCTACTGCTCTAAACAGTCCTAACCATACTATAACTGGATGTGGTTCTGGAATTGCTGACAGTGATATGTGGGATCGTGATAACATAGGAAATGTAAACAGCGAAGGTTTTGTAAATCTTATTTGGGCTAGAGACACTAGTAGCTGGGTAATTTATTGGAACGGTCAAGTTTTATCTATGATAGATACTCGTACTGACACGTTAAGTGGTACTGATAGCGATAATGATATGCTTGAGCTTGGTACTTTTACACACCAATCATTATTTCATGAATATGGTGTTAGAGATTTAGCAATAATTAACGCAGAGATTACTAGCGATCAAGCTGCAGAGTTATATAATAGTGGTAAATTTTTTGATGTAAGAACAGCCTCAACAGGCATTACTGACAACCTAGTTTTTTATTGTCCTTTAGAAGCAGACGGTACAGAACTAATAAATGGAAACAATTTAAATATAACAGGAGCAACTTTTACAAGTTTAACATAAGCTTAAACCAAAAAGTTTTAAAAATATTTGGAAGTATAAAAAATTTCTTTATATATTTGTCAAAAAATATATAGATTATGAATTTTAAACCAAATGGATCGTGGGTTGTCCTTCCAGACCCAAGTAAAACAAAGACAGATTCAGGAATTATCTTAGATGAAAAGACTGCAAAGAGTATGAATACTAATATTCTAGAAGTTCTTGCGGTGGGTTCACAATGTCATTTTGCAAAAGTAGGTGATACTGTTATGGTAGATCCTAGATCAGAGGCTATGATGGTAGAGCTTGATAATATTCAGTGTATAATGATTTCTGAACACCAATTATTAGGTAAATGGTAAAAGGAACTGTTAATATTTCTTTAGAAGATTACCATTCTTTACTAGATTCTGCACAAAAATCTTTAGAATTAAAAGGTAACTTAGATAAAGCTGTAAAAGAACTACAAGTTTTTTTATCTTTTTTATGTACAAGAGAAAGTATAGAAAAATACGTAGAAGAATTTAACAGGCAGTCTAAAACATCTATTATTAATATTAACGGGGGTATAGCAAAAATAGAATTAAAAACATTAGTAAATGAAAAGAAAAATAACAATTAATATAGACAGTACATTAAAGTATCTACAACTATGGAATGGTATTTTTAATTTAACTGACAAAGAATTAGAAATATTAGCTGCATTTATAGATGTTCAAGGTATTACAAATGAAGTAAATTTATGTAGTGTAAAAAATAAGAGAGAGGTAGCTAGAATAGTAGGTATTAAAGATTACAATACTCTAAATAACTACATAAAAAGATTTAAAGATAAAAGAGTAGTTACAAAGTCTGATAATAATTACAGTTTAAATAACTTTCTAAATCCAGAAACAGATAGTGTTACAGTGACTATAAAAAGATGATAATATTGCAAGACGATAAAATATTTTCTTATTTAGTACCTTCATATTTTAGTGTGGGTCCTTATGAAATAATTGTAATACAAGATCCTGATGGAAATGCATTAACAATAAAAATAAACTCCAATGAGTGAAGAAAAAGAAGAATTATATCAAAAACCTCCTAGCATGTTTCAAATGTTAAAGTCTTTTAGTACTGAAGCATTAAAACATATAGCTAATAAAGGGAGGAATGTTAGTAGTGAAGATTATGCAGAAAGACTAGACGCTTGTAATTCGTGTAAACATTTGATAAAAAAGCATATGAGGTGCGGTTTATGTGGGTGTTTAGTACAATTTAAAGCTAAGTGGGAAACAACAACTTGTCCAGATAGCCCATCACGATGGAAAAGGCAGATAATTTCTGATAGTGAAGAAAAGTAAAAAAGAAATTATTTATTACTTAGCAAATAAGTATAATTTACCTTTGAAGAAAGTTGAAGAGATAGTTAATTATCAGTTTAAGTATGTATCAGAGGTAATTAATAAAGGAAAGTTTGAAGGGGTACGTATTCCTTACTTTGGATTGTTTTCTGTAAACCCAAATAGAGTTAAACATTTAACTAAATTAACTAAAAAGAATAAAGATGAGGCATGATTTAATACATATAGTAGACAACGTAGCTGTACCAACAGCATATACAAAAACTATTACTGAGTTTAAAGATTTATCCCCAGAAGAATTAGCTTTTGTATACTTTACTGTAGATCATAGGTCTCCGTTTTCTGTATATGAATGGGAACAACGTATTATTGAAGTAAAAAATAGTATATTTGGAGAAAAGAAAAAGTGGAAAGCATCTCCTAAAGTTTTAGGTGCTTGTTCTAAATATGAAAAGTTAATAGAGACCTCAGCAGTTAGATTATTAAAAGCAGCAAGAGAGTCTATAATAAAATTAGAAAAGTATTTTAGAACAATAGACCTACAAATGCTTGATGATAATGGTAAACCTATCTATCATGCAAAAGATTTAATAAATAATCTTGAAAAAATGGGGAAAGTTGTAGATGGTTTAACAAGATTAGAGGAGATAGTGAAGAAAGAAGAGCAAGCCGCTAATACAAATAGAGGCGGAATTGAAGTAAACAAATATAGTATGTAATGGATTTTTTAGAAGACATGGAACTTTATGAACAAGCAATGCAAAATGCTTATTTTATTATAACTAAACAAAAAACTTTGGATGACATTTATTATGAGTTAGAAACTGGTGAGATAGATACTTTACCTTTACCTTTTGACCCTTTAAGCGAAGATGGTAGAACTGATGATGTAATAGATGTAGTTATAGAGTATTTTATAAGTACAGAAGAGTATGAAAAATGTGCTGAACTAGTAAAAATAAAAGATAAATGCCTAGATTCACAAACATAGATAGAATTAGACCAGCTGCTATACAATTTTTAGAAACAGGGAGGTATACTAATACTTTACCTGGAACTAAAGAGTATTATGAGTTTTGGGATGAGGAAAGAAAAAGATGTTTGTATGGTTATAAAGTAGATGAGTTAGAGATTACTGGATTTCATTATTTTTATTTAAACTATTGTCCTATTGATAGAGCTGTAGATGAAGAATTACCAGATGGTACAACACAGGCTAGACGTGAAAGGACATTTCCTAGATTTTATGATGGAGATTGGGAATATTTTCAAGAGATAGACAAAGCTAGAGCTAATAATAAACATATGATTGTTTTAAAAGCTAGGCGTAAAGGATATTCTTATAAAGCAGGGAGTATGTTAGCTAGAAATTATTTTTTTGTAAAGAATTCTAAAAACTTTGTATTTGCATCACAAAAAGAATATTTAATTGGTGATGGATTACTCTCAAAAGCGTGGGAGTTTTTATCTTTTATAGATGACCATACTGCATGGGCACAACCAAGATTAAAAGATAGGGAAATGCATAAAATGTCTGGATATAAAAAGAAAGTAAATGGACTAGAGATTGAGATGGGTATGAAGTCACAAATACTAGGGGTAAGTTTGAAAGATAACCCAGATAAGGTAAGGGGTAAGGCAGGTGAGCTAGTATTTTTTGAAGAGGCAGGATCATTTCCTGGATTATTAAAAGCATGGGAAGTAACTATGCCAACAATGCGTCAAGGTAGTAAAACTTTAGGGATGATGGTAGCATTTGGTACAGGTGGTACAGAAGGTGCTGACTTTGAAGCTATGGAAGAAATATTTTATAATCCAGATGCCTATGATTGTATGGGATATGAAAATGTTTGGGATGAAGGAGCAATGGGTACAACATGCGGATACTTTATTCCTATACAAACTAATCTAGACGGGTTTATAGATAGTCAAGGTAATTCATTGCAAGAAAAAGCCGTAGAATACGAAACAGAAATGAGGGAAAAAAAGAAGGGTGCTGCAGATGCAAAATCATTAGACCAATATATAGCTGAGCACCCTTTTTCTCCTCAAGAAGCTACACTACAAATTACATCTAATTTATTTGATATAGCATCACTACAAGAACAGTATAATCTAGTAAAATCTAGGGGTCTGCAAAGTATTGGGACGGTAGGTAAATTGTTTCATGACTCTAAAGGTCAAGTTAAGTTTACTATTGACGGTGATTTAAAACAAATTATAAAATTTCCACACAGAAAAGATGATGATAAGACAGGAGCTGTTGTAATATACGAAGCACCATATAAAAACGAAAAACAACAAGTCCCACATAATTTATATGTAATTTGTCATGACCCTTACGGTCAAAATCAATCTGCAGACAGCTCATCTTTAGGTGCAGCTTATGTATTAAAACGCCCAAACAATTTATCACAACCAGATGATATTATTGTAGCATCTTATGTAGGTAGACCTAAAACACAAGATGAATATAATAGAAGTTTATTTTTACTAGCAGATTATTACGGGTGTAAAATAGGATTTGAGAATGATAGGGGTGAAGTAATAGCATATGCAAAAAGATACAGGAAGTTACATAAATTACAAGAAGAATTTGAGATGCTAGACAAAAAAGAGTTAAGGAGTAGGACTGTAAAACGTCAATATGGGATGCATATGACAGAAGCTAGGAAAAGACAAGGTGAGATATATATAAGAGACTGGCTAAATACTGTTAGACGTACAGATGAAAACGGAAAACAATTACTAAATTTGCATAAAATATATGATCCTGCATTATTGACAGAATTAATAAAATTTAACCATCATGGTAACTTTGACCGTGTAATGGCGTTAATGATTGGCATGTACCATACTAGGGAATTGTATAATGCAGAAGTAAAAGATATATTGGAAGATAGAGCTACAGATAAGTGGTTTGATCAAAATTATTATTAATATGAGTGAATGTAAAAAGAAAAAACCTTATAACCCTCTACCAGAATACTTAGCAATAGGTCCATCAGATATTCATGGAGCAGGGATTCTAGCACAAGAAGATATTCCGGGAGAGGTAGTTATAGGTATAAGCCATGTGTATGACCCTAATTTTCAACATGACTATATACGTACACCTTTAGGAGGATTTATAAACCACTCAGAAAAACCTAACTGTGAATTAATAGATGATGAGGGTAATGATGATTATAAAAAATTAAAAACTACAAGAAAGATAGAACAAGGAGAAGAACTAACTTTAAAATACAGTTTATATGACATATGTAATTACTTGTAGTGGTATATATATAAAATAAAGAGTGAAAATAAACACATGGTAATAAACTCTTTAAAATTTTAGTAAATTTGTAGATTATGGGATACGATAAAATACCTAGGCAAAAACTGCCTATTAACAAGAAAACAAAAAAGTGGGGAGAGGAATGTGTTGAAGCATTTATAGATCTTTCTAACTCAGGTTCAAGTTATTCTGGAAAAAAGAATGACATGAAAATATTATATGATTATTATAACGGTGTAATTGATGAGGCTGATTACAAATACGTATTAAAACCTTATGGTAAAAGTCGTAAGAACTTTCCTTCTGAAATGCGTAATTACCCCATCATCAAACCCATAATTGATCTTCTTCTAGGGGAAAAATCTAAAAGACCTCTCAATTACACTGTTACAATACAGAACCCTGACACTATATCAGAAAAAGAGAATGCAAAATCTCAACTTATATACCAAAACTTACAGTTTAGATTTTTACAAGCATTACAACAACAAGGTCAAGATGTTGGTGTAGATCCTAATCAAGAAATAGAGTTACCAGAACATATAGCGCAAATGTTTGAGAATAGTTACGTTGATAATAGAGCGATACTAGGACAACAAGCTATGAATTATATTTTACAAGATCAAGAGGTATATGATAAAATACAAAAAGCTTGGTTTCACTATTTAGTTACAGGAGAAGCGTATACACAAAGAGGTGTAAGAAATGGAGAGCCTTATTATGAAATATTAAATCCTCTAGATGTAGACTATGACCTTGATCCAGATTTAGAATTTGTAGAGGATGGTGATTGGGCACTTGTACGTAAATATGTACACGCATCTAGTGTTATTGATGCCTATTATGAAAGCTTGACAGAGGAACAAGTTTTAGAAATAGAAGAACCTAGACATTCTGAAAGTGATGTATCATTTTTATATGCTAACTCACACAGTAGAGATGAGAATGCATTTAGAAATAGATTAATAGAAGTTATAAATGTATATTGGAAGTCTAGAAAAAGAATTGGATTCTTAACTTACTTAGATCCACAAACAGGAGCGGTAGAAGAAATAGAAGTTGAAGATGGATTTAGAATGCCTAGAGAAATGAAAGAAACAGGTGCTAAATTAAATTGGAGATGGGTAAACGAGGTTTGGGAAGGCACAAGAATTGATGGTAGATTTTATATTAATATAAATCCTATAGCAAATCAAAGAATATCTTTAGAAAATCCATCTAAATGTAAACTACCTATAAATGGTAGACGTTATTCTGACGTAAACTCAACTAATATATCTTTGGTTAAACTTGGGATACCTTATCAGCTAAATTACAACATATACAAGTATAGATTAGAACTTGCAATAGCTAGAAGTAAAGATATTATTGCACAGTTTGATATAAATATGATACCTAAGAAATGGGACATGGATAAGTTTATGTATTATGTAGAAGGTACAGGTATTGCATGGGTGGATTACAATAAAGAAGGTATACAACTAAATCCACAACACCAATCTGTATTAGATATGTCAATAAAAACAATTGGTCAATATATACAGTTGTTAGAATCTATTTTAATAGAGTGGGAGAAAATATCTGGGGTAAGTAGACAGAGGCAAGGTGAGATTGGAGCATATGAAGGTAAAGCATCTTCACAACAAGCTATATTACAATCATCACATATTACAGAAGATTTATTTAGAAAGTTTGAAAGAATGGAACAAAGAGATTTCCAAGCATTATTAGATTATTCTAAAGAAGCTTGGTTAAATGGTAAAAAATCTATGTATGTGATGCCTGATGGTACTACAGATTATTTAGATATAGATAGTATGCAGCATATGGAGAGCAACTACGGTATATTTATGTCAGATGCTGGTAAAGATCAGGAAAAACTACAAAACATAAAAGGATTGACACAAGCTATGATTCAGAATGGTGCAAAACCAGGAGATATAGCAGAGATGTTAGATTCTGATAGCTTTACACAAATAAAAGCAAATCTTAAGAAAGCTGATAAAGCTCAAGAAGAATTAGAGCAAGCACAACAAGAAGCTCAACAACAAATGCAGCAACAACAGTTAGAATCACAGCAAATGATACAAGAAGCAACTGCTTTAGAGAATGAAAAAGATAGACAAAAAGATATTGAGATTGCATTAATAAATGCAGAGTCTAAAAAAGATGAAGAAGGTAATACTCTAAACTTAGAAAAGATGGTTAGAGATTTTGAGATAAAAGAAAGAGAATTAGATATAAGAGAGAAAGAACTAAACGAAAGAATGAGGGGTAGTCAAGAGTCTGAAAGTATTGCTAGAGAATCAAACCAAGTTAAGAAGGAAATAGCTGATAAGAATGCCAACAAACGAAGTTAGGAGAGAATTATTAGATAGAGCTAAGGCTTCTGGTTATCCTGGGAGCATAGTTGATGTGTTTCAAGCAGCAGATCAAGGTATAGATCTAATTGAGCAGCATCAAATGCAACAACAAGAACAAGAAATGATGGTTGCACAAACTCCACAAGAACAAGAGGTAGGATTAAGGGAGCAACATGCTATGGGTAATACACAAGCTAGTATGGCTTTCCCAGATGTACAACCTAATCAATCTTTTAATACGGTTGGGATGAGAGCTCCTATTGACATACAAAAAATAGATAATCAAGGACATTTAGTAGAAAGTTATAAGAATGTACCTCCAGGTATACAAGATTTACCAACTGGCCCGTCAGAAGGTACAATAATAGAATCGCCAGCTGCTTATCAAAAAGGTGGATTTAATTTTAATAAAACTAATACTTATAATAAGACTATTGATTATAGTTCAAAAGCTATTAAGTCAAGACAACAACCTGTAGATTGGGACAAAGTTGAAACATTTTTTAATTTTGTTCCTTACACTGGAGAAGTTATTGATGCTAAAAATACAATAGAAGATTTAAAAAAGGGTGATTATAGTGGAGCTGCTTTAAATGCCGCTGGATTTTTATTACCGTTTGTTCCTGGAGCAATACTTAAAAAAGGAGCTAGAGCAGTTAAAAGATGGACAAGAAATTTTAAGAAAAATAAAATAGGAGAACATAGTAAAGCAAACTTTCTTGAGAATGTTAAGAGTGAAGTAAAAGGGGAGGCAAAAAGCGGTTTAGGTTATTATCGTAGATATAAAACCTTTGGTGATATAAACCTAACACAAAAAAACTTGTCAAGTCATTTAGATAAGATAGGAAAAGGTGGTAAAACAACTTTATATAGATATGGTGATAACCCTACAGGACCAACTGGTAATTGGTATTCAGCAGATCCTATGGATCCGTTTAGATACCAAGACATGACTGCTGGTACTAAAAGGCCATTAGACGGAAAAGTATTTAAAATAGAAGTTGACAATGATTTACTTTCTTCAATGTATGTGGGAGGACCACAACAAGAGGCTAGTAGAACAGCTTTGACTAAATTTAAAGAATTTGATGTTCCTGAAGGATTTATATATCTTGGAAATAAAAAAACTTATAATAATTTAAATGAGTACACAAAATATTTAAATACATTAAAACAAACAGGTGGATTTAAATCTTTTGATTTAGAGAGTTTGTTAAAAAAAGAAATGTCTTATGAAGAATTACTACGAAGACAAAGATTTCAGGAGTCTAGCTTTAGATATAATGTAGTGCATCCAGAATCTGGAGCAACAGGTATAGCTCAGTTTACACCTATAACTCTAAAAGAAATGAAAAGGTTAGGTTTTGCTGATGAAAAAACTACAATGGAAGATCTTAAAGACCCTAAGCTATCAATAAAGTTACAAAAAGATTACATGAATAACATTTATAATAGATCATGGATAAAAGGTGATGAAAAAGTTAAACGTGCTAAAACTTTAATAGCTTATAATTATGGACCTGATAGAACAAGGAGAAAGCTTAATAAATTAATAGAACAAGGAGTAGATGTTAATGATATAAGTTTTATAGAACACTTTAACAAAGAGAGTAGAGATTACGTTAAGCGTGTACTTTTAAATGAAGGAGATTTTGAAGAACAGTACAATAAAGGTTTAGGAGTAAACACTCCTCTAATAAAAAGAATGGGGGGACCTAAAAGAAAATGTAGATATGGATGCTAGTAAGTGTTATATAATAATAGAAAAACCAAAAAATAAAAAACTATAAAAAATATAGATATAATTAGTAAATTTGTAACTTAAAACAATAAATATATATGGACCCAAATGAAAAAATACAATTAGACGACATTACTTTTGACGATGTAATCGCAGGTGATGGAGTTGATACAGTTGCTGTCGATGAAGTCGAGAAGCCTGTAGAAAAAGAAGAAGTAAAAGAAGAAGTAAAACCTGAAGAAACTACTGACGAGCTTGAAGATATTGAGGACGAGGTAGAAGAAACAGAAGAAGAGTCAGATGAGGCAGATGACCAAGACCTAACCGATGATGATGTTGATGATTCTGAGGAAAGTGAAGGTACGGTTGTTTCTGAAGTACTAGACAAATTAGGGTATGAGTTAGAAGAAGAATATCCTGATACGGCTGAAGGTCTTGCAGAAATGACAAAAGATGTTGCGTCAAGAATGGCTGATGATAGGATTGATGAAGTTCTTGAGAACTTTCCTTTAGTAAAAGAACATTTACAATATGTTTTAAACGGAGGAGAATCTCAACAATTTATGCAAGCTTATGACCCTAATTTAGATTATAATAAATTTGAATTAGCAGAAGATGATGTTAGGAGTCAAAAAGCTATCCTAGCAAATTATTTTACTGAAAAAGGACATGATCAAGCATTTATAAAAGAAATGATAAATGATTATGAAGATTCTGGGAAGTTACATGCTAAAGCTGATCAAGCAAAAACAGCTTTAGGTAAAGTGCAAGAACAAAGAAGAGGACAAATGGTACAAAGACAACAAGAACGAGTTAAAGAACAACAAGCAAAACAAGAAGAGTTTTGGGGAGAAGTAGCAGATACTATCCACGAATCTAATGAGTTTGCTGGTTTAGCTGTTCCAGAAAAAGAAAAATCTGGATTCTTTGATTGGCTTGCTACACCTGTAACAAAAGAAGGTTACACTCAAAGAGATGTTGACCACTCAGAAGCAAATATGGAAGTTAAATTAGCTATTGACTATTTAATGTACAAAGGATTTAACTTACAAGATATTATAAAAACAAAGGCTAAGACACAAGCAACTAGATCTCTAAGAGATAAAATATCTAGAAATGAAGAGAACGTAAAAAGCGCTCGTAAAAGATCTAGAGTTAGTAAAAATGTAGATTTAGATAATCTTGATCTTAGCATTTAAAGATACCTTAACAGGGAGATCGGTACCCTATAAAAATAGAAATTAAAAATGGCAGTAAACGGAACAAATATAAGCGTTCAAAAGACGTTTTACAATGATTCGCAGATGACAGACATGAACAGTCTAGCAAATGCATTATTGACAAAGCCTACTGAACTGTCTCCGATTATTACTCATTTAGCAGGAAAAGACGATAAAAGATTCCCATTATCTTTCTTAACGGAAGGTGTTGGAAATACTAAATCTATCGACCGCTTAGAATATGAGTATCGTGTGGCAACACATAGAATGAGAACGAGACCAGTTGCAGCGGCAGGTCCTACAGGATCGTCAATAGGTTTAGGAGGTGCAACTTTTGAGTTACAATTTCCTGACAAACATTTTGTATTTCCATATGTATTAGTATCTCAATCAGGTACTCAAGCTCGTATTATGAAAGAGCCTGAGCAAGTAGCTGGTGGATCTGCATGGAAATATACATTACAATTAATTAACCCATCAGCTACAGCAGTAATGCCAGCAGCTGACTGTGTAGCAGGAGCGTTATTTGCGCAAATGTATGCACCGGTAGGAGTTGACTTCTCTAGAGGTAACGCTTCTAACTGGGAAACTCCAGGTAAAGTA